AGAAACAGACAAAGTAGACAACAAATCTAATGTTACTTTGTTTACTGAACGAGGCTCACCAGTAAGAGGGCCGTTTGATACTGTGGCATCAAGAGGCAATGTTTCTGCCTCTACATCAAAAGCATAACCAATCTCAGCCGATGTTATTTCTTGAACAGCAGATACATCTACATTGCCACTAGCAACAGTAAACGTACCAAGATAGTCAGTATCATTTACTACGCTAACAACTGCTCCGTTAGCAAAGTGACTAGATACATCAAAAACGCCAGCAGTTCCAGTAAACTCATCTGCAAAGTCTAAGTTCAAGTCAGCATCAAATTCCATCAATATAAACTTATCAGTTCCATCGCCTTTATCATATTGACCAATTACAAATACTCTTTCGTCTATAGTGCAAAGAGAATGGAACTTGCCATCGGTTGTCCACTGCGACCAACCTGCTCTTTGCTCTGCCCTGCTAGATGTAAACACTGCGAGAGTGCCATCATTGTTCAGGAGAAATGCGTAAGATTCAGGACGATTAATAGCCCCTCGCAGTATGGTCATCTGCACTGGCTCTGTTATCAAATGACTAGATAAAGCAGAGACAGCAGTTGTTACATAAGCGGCCTCTGCATCCGAGTAGATATACTCACGCAACACAGAGCCAGTTTTCTGAACAAATAATGTAGCACCATCAAGAGACTGTGGCCTGACAAAACTAGAGCCATAAGGCGTTTGTCTTTTAATTTGTGCGTTAGTTGGCGTGATAGGTTTTTCTGTAAACGCAGGTATGTAAAGTTCAGATGTGCTAGTAAATATCTGCAAGTCACGGTTAGACACAATGTGACGCACAGTATTGATTTCGCCAATACTAGCTGTCAGGTCTAGTGCATCATTATCTTCTGCATCACCTACATCAAAGTTAAAGTATGCGGCAGACTTACTTGCCCATATACCGTCTGGCTGTGCAATCGTTCCGCCAAACCACAATCTATTTTCATGGAAAGCGACTGCCGCAGGGAAACCACGCAATGCACTATAAGACTGCTCTGACCATTCTGTCGTTGCGGCATGGGTTGTTATTTTAGGAGAACCGCCGCCGATAGCAGAAGAATTGGCGTTTTGCCCAGCAGTAACTACGATGACGTTTTCGTTCCGCACCTCTTGAACAGAGCGTGTGCCATTAATTTGATTTGCAGAAATGCCTCCTACACCACCTGCATGAGCAATAGTTATTGAATCACCAACAACTAAACCATGCAAGGGGAATGTAATCTCTATGTCTGCAATGCCGTCTGTAGTCTCAATAGCATCTGCGTCTAGGTGTACAGTTAATTCATCTGTCACATCGCCAGTAGCTTTTGTTGCAGAAATTACAGTTTTAATTTCAATCTCATTATTATGATAACGAAGATATGTGCCAACGTGCTTGGACTCGTCAACTTGGTCAACAGTTCCTGTGCCAGAACTAGAATCACCAGCCGCATTTGCTACAAAAACTACGCCTACAGTGTTGCTGTCAGCACCAAAGTCTGTAACAAAATCTGTAGTTCCTACAGTTTTAATCTGGTATCGAGTGCCGTTAGTAATATCCTCTGCATCAATGTCAGTCGCAGTAATATCGCCAGTGTTAAAGTAATCAGCACTAGTTACTAAATTTATACCGTTGCCAGTAGTGGCAGAGGGGTCAAGCGTTACATCTAATGCTTGGAATGAGTAATATGGCTGATTAATACGATAGCCATCTGCACTTTCTTCAAAGGTCATTGTCTCGACCTCAAAGTCAGTTAGGCTTGTGCGTACAAGTTTGCGGACCATAAATGTCTGGTGGGCAAGAAACATAACATCCCCTGATTGGGCGTATGTGACCTCAGGAACGATGCTGTCTGTTATTGGCAGGGTGGCACTGTCTACATCAGCAGTGATGGTGCTGACAAGGCTTACATCTCCTGTAGTGGGGCTTATCTGAAACACCCTTATCTTCTCGTGTTCAAGAGAAACAATATACTGCTCATCGTCTGAAAAGATAAACGGAATGATTCTAACTTGCTGTGTCTTGCTTGTGTCTACTGTAGTGTCAAACTCATACAGCTTTTTAGTGCCGTATCGTTTAAGCAAGCCACCTTCGCTACGCAAGAAAAAGTTTTCAACCTTCTTTGCGGCGTTTTGATAAACCTTAGTATCGGTTCTTGAGATTAAAGATGGGCTAACTTCACCAAACTGAAAGTTGCTAATAGGTACACGGATACTTGGCATTAGCTACGCCTTTCAGCAATAAACCTCGATGTAGTCAGCTTTCTAGCTGTTTGCTGTTGTGAGTCAAGGCTTCTTGCTTTTGCCATAGCTTCATTAGCTTGTGTTTTCATAAGGCTTGCCAGTGAAGAATCTCTGGCAATGGAAGTTGCAAAAACAACCGCTAGAGCATACTCAACAGCTAAAGTAAAATAAGAAGGCCAAGTTTCTTCTTCGGCTCTGTATGTGTAGTCTGCAATCACCACATCTGCTGGGTCGGTGTCTGCATAAACCTTTGAGCCATAGATTTGATATTCAATAGGTAGGTCTTGGACAGTTACAGCATGAAGCATCAGCAGGTCATTTGGAAGCTGATAAGCCCTGTCATAACGTCCAGTAGGTGCGGCAGAAAGCAAGTTAAGGACAGCTTGATTAGTAGAAAAACGCCAGCGTGAATTTACCAACGCGGCTCTAGCTACATCCTCATACATATTAACAGAGACAAGAGCCTCTGTTGTTCCATCATCAAAAGATGTAATCGGGTCTGCGCCTATAAGAATTAACGCTCTGGCGCAAATGTCGATTGATGAATCTGCTGTAGTGCTAGTAACTGCCATTTAGATAGTGGGGGATAACCACTAGATTATCCCCCTCCCTGATTAGTCAGAGTCAGTGTTTGTAACAGCAACACCGTTTATGATGTCGATGTTAGTGCCATCGCTCTGGTTACAGTATGCGGTTGAAACCACAGGAGTACCGCCTGTTGATGAAACAATAAACATGACATCGTTTTTGTTAATCATGCCAATTGCATCAAGGAAGTAATCTTCTGTGTTAATATCAGCAATAGCGTCTGCACTTGTGTAAATCCACATACGCTGTGCTGATGAACCGCCAACTAGGGTTAGACCATCTGCGGAAAATGCCATAATCTTAACTCCTCTTAGTTGTTGTCCAGAACTTCGTACACGCCGTTATCATCGATAACAACTGCACCCATTGACATCATTGATGTGGCAAGGTGTGATACTTTTTCTGCGACATAGTTCAGTTCTGTAGAGACATCGGCCCCGATACCCAGACCAACAGCAGATGTGTGGTAAGCAATGTTCTTACCAGCAGTAATCGCTGATGTTGAGAAAATCTTAAAGCCCAAGAACTCTTTCATTGTCATGCCACCTGCATATGGCAGGTTCTGTTCACCAACAAAGTCTGAAGAAGCAAACTCGTTAATTGCAAACAGGTCAGCATAACCCTTAGGGTGCATAGCCAGATAACGACCGCCATCCTCAGGAATGTCAGCAGAGCCAAATGTCTCAAACAGTGACAACAGGTCTGCCTTTTCAAGAGCAGAAGATGTGTCGTGAATCTGTGTTGAGTTGGCACCTGAGTCCATTGCTGTGTACAGGATTTCGTCAGTCTTACGCCCCAATGCGGCGGCGGCAGACTTGGCTACAGCTTGACGCTCATCGATGTTGGTCTTCAGTTCGTCCAATTTGTCGATGTACTCTGCGGCATAGTAGTCAGCCATTGTTGCTTCCACATTTGTATGTGTCAGTTCCATTGGCGCTACATTACCGTTGCGTGATTTTGTTGAAGCAGAGCCTGTGCCAATCTTTTGGAAACGCACAGTGTTGCCACGGACGCTTGATACAGTACGCACAGTGTTCCGCAGTTTAGAACCCATGCGCTGATAAGCCATGTGGACCTCTGATTCAAACTGTTTAATAAAGGCGGTGTCGATTGTATTCGCCATTTTACAGTCCTTTCATAAGGTTTCAGTTTCAGTTGTCTGCGGTTGTCTGCGCTGTCACCTCAATGCGATTGTCCTTGCGGGTCGCTCAGTGCATTACAGGCCGTTGATTTAGGTAATAAACATTATTTTGTCGCACACTGCAACGCACAAAACGCATCATAGCGTGTCCGTTTATCTCATAGGTTTCTTCATCAAACGTAAAACCGCACCAGCTTAACCACATGATTGTTTCGTGATGGTCAACAGGAACAAAGTTTTCAATCGTGTGAAAGTCGCCTTGCAGTATTTTAATAACTTCTCTGCAACCACGAAGGAATGGTCTGAAGTTATTATTAACTCCGCCAGTGCCAAGCATCCATACACGCCCTTGATGGTCATCTATAGGCACAGCCCCGCACATAGCGATTGGATTGTCATCAAATTTTATTGTGTAGGTGCGTGAGCCATCTACAGCAAATGGCTCTGTAAGTGCTTCAAGAGGCGTAAAGCCCCATATCATGCACTCACGTTTATCGTAGAAACGAAGACTGTCAGCTATTTCTTCGGCGTGATGGGGGCGGCTTTTGATAAGCGAGAGCCGCCCGACTCGCACTAGTTCATGAGCCATACAACTTTTGGAAACCTGCTTCAACCTGTTTTACAAAATTTGCATCACGTTTTACTGGGTCATAATAGCGCGGGTCATTCATCATGCCTTGCAAACTCTTTTCATCAATCATGCCAGCAGGTGTACCATCTGTAGCTGGGCCAGACTGACGCATAGCGTTCATAATTGTTTCCAACGCCATGACGCCTTCAGCAGTTTCACACATACGCTCGATTGCGCCTAGCTGTTCTTCTGGGAAAAACTGGTTAGCAAACAAACTTACAGCTTCTGTTCTGGCTGTAGCATTATCACCTAACTTGCCTAACTCTTCGTCATAATCAGGCACATCTGCGTTGAGTGCATTAAGATACATATTGATACCTTCTGCAAACTCATCTTGGCTGTACCCGTTTTCAAACGAAGTCTTAGACCACCAATCAAGCAACTCATTATCAGCCGCAAGTTCTTCGTCTATCCCCTCTGGCAGTTGATAATCGCCAGCAGATGCTGGACGATTTGCGTAAGCCTCTTGCTCCATTTCCTTCAGAAACGCATCTCTATATTCTTCTTCTTTCTGGCCTAACTTGCCCTCAAGAGAAGAATACGCAGAGGCCATATCTTCTGCCGACTTGAATTTCTCAGGCAACCATTCAGGACGCTCAATCGGTGCTTCTGGTTGCAGTTGCGGGTCGCCGCCCTCAGTTACAATTTCTTGTGTTTCTTCACTCATTTTCCTTCACCTTATGTGCATGACGGATACGTGTTTCTATAAGACCAACGATGTATCGTTGACCCTCTGCATGGCGCAGTTCATCGTTCCCGACACCTGCACCATGCACTGATTCTATTGTTATGGAACGCAAGTATTTCAATACAGACTTGCCAACCTCTGTAGAGAATAAACTTGCAACTTCTAAGCTAATCTTTGCGTCTTCACTCTGCTTGCGGTGAAAACCGTCAACGCCTAAGTAGGCATTAGTTTTGACCAAACATTTGCTCCATTGGCTGTTGCTGTTGCATCATCTGTTGTTGCTGTGCATACTGCTGGGCCATTTGAACAAGCTGTTTTCTTTGCTCGGTATCTCTAACTAACAAATCAGGAACGCCAAACTTCTTAGCCAAGAACGCCGCCGTTTCCTCAGAGTTAATTAAGATGTTCATAATCTCTGGCCCAAATACACCCTGCACCAACTCTAACCAACGTGAGACAGATGTAATGTCTTGATTAGCTTGGGCTTGGGCTAAAGGCGATACCGACTTTACCTTGACCTCTCTGCCATTCAGCGTTGGCAAATCAATCCTACCTTGTTTTTTCAAAATGTAAACTACCCGCGCTAGAACTGGCTGAACAAGTTCTGCTTGCAGTCTGCCAAATGCAGAACCAATACGGCGAGAAAGGTCAGCCATTCTTTCGGCTACCTCTGTTGCAGACGCAGGTGTTTTGTCGGGATTACCAAGCATATCATTATACAATGCTCGTTTAATATTCATACGCATATCACCCAGAACCAGATTAGCTACATCAAAAGAGCCAGCCGCCGCCACAGGTTGCAGACCCATAGAGCCAGCCGCTTTTGGAATCACAGTTCCCGGGACTAAATTAATCGTATCTGGGTTAATAACGCCATCATCATCCATCTGATAGATGCCAGAGATAGCCATCTGAGCGTTTTCAAGAATCAATTCAATGGTTAGGTTGGTTGTTTTGATTGCGCTAAGTGCATTGATAAGTGGGCCGCGTCCGTAGATTTCGCCAGCACACTTAGACCAACGGAAACAAACAAAAGGATTCGAGCCGACACCGCTATAGTTTTCATTGCTAATAATGCTCTTTGTTTCTACCTCGATAGCAAAGAACATATGCGCTTCTTGGTTTGCCTTTGAATAATCACGACAAACAACTTCCAGAATCTTTGTACGCTCATCTGGATAATTCTGTATTTTTGTACGCAACTTGTCATTGATGTTGCCCTTTGGGTACATCATCGGAATATCAGAATTGCGGCACTGACGCTCCCGAAACACATGGTCAATCCTGTCGTCAGGGCCAGTATCCAGTACAACGTGCGGGAGAGGAATCGCGGAAAATACTACTGGATTTACAGCATCGCCCTCTGTTACGGCAAGAACGCCAGTGCCAACTGCTAGGTCTAGGAACGATTCGTGAACTTCCTGACCAAAGTTTGAATTTTGTATAACCTCAAAGACGTACTCAGTGACCTCATCCAACTCATTATTAATTGCGTCACGGTTTTCTGGAGGCACTTCGCTACCAGCATTAAAATCCGCCCATCGCGCAAAATTCGGTACAAGACCAGACTGTAAGCGGGAAGCGAACTCTTGAACGCCAACCACCGCAGTTTCATCAAAAATCTTGTCATCCCTACGCTGACCGATTGTTTCAGCATAGAAAGATTCTCTTTGAGGTAGCGCATATTCATAACATTCCTCGAATAATGGAACGAAGTTTTCACGCAGAGACTTTGCTCTTTCGTATTTCTTCAAATACTTTGCGGCTAAATCATCTGCAATATAAACGCCACTGTCGGCTGTTGGCTGTACAATCATTATAGATACTCGTTATAGTAACCCATTCCGCCACCAGAACCAGTAATCAAAGACCTGCGGCCTCTGCCGCCGCGTCTGCGGCTTACTGTTTCAGACAATGCTTCTTGTCTGCGTTCCGCCTTCTTTGCTGTTTCTTGCTCACGCTGTTCTTTCTGTTGAGCCTCTACAGCAGGGTCTGGCTTGGGTGCGGCTGGTGCGCTTCTGCCTACACACATAGCTATCTCCTTGTTTGTTTTCTATTCCTATACATAATTGGTCGCACTACGCAACGCACAATTCACATTCTTGCCCACAAACCTTGACGCTTCTGTTGGCGCGGCTTGCGAGAAAACACATCAAAATCTTTTCTTGCATTAAAAGCATTAGTAGGTTTTTGTCCAGACATAAGCTGTCTGCCCTCACCTGCACCAAGCATAAGGTACTGCAAAGCGTCATGTATATGTGAATACATATTTTTGTCAGGCTTGTCGGCATACCTTTCGCCAGATACTTCCATACGTTTATATTGATACCCACCTTCAAAACCTTTGATAAGCGAAGGGCAACGCCTGTCAATTAAGAAGGCTGGCTTGCCATCTACCATTTTATTTAATGACGCAGATACACTTTCTAAGCGAAGGTCAACAGAGTTTGACGGTGCTGGTAATGCGCGAAGCCCTGCACCCCTCAGAATCTGGAACGGTGTTGACTCATCTGTCTCTGCGCGGAAGTCACCAGCAGGGTCGCCAAAGCTATGCACCTCTTGGTTTGCAAACCGTGTAGCTATTTCTTGGCGCAACAGTTCAGCAAAGCGAACTATGCCCATGTCTATAGCGACAATCTCTGACTGTATTAGCCACCTGCCGCGAACCTTTTGCCCAAAGACAGCCGCAGGGGTGAGTCCAAAGTCAATGCCAATATAGACAGGCACACCATCTGCAATGGGTATTTCTTCTTTTGCAATGTGTGTTTCGGCAACAAAAGACGGATACACTGGCTTGCCCTCCTGTATAGAGCCAAGACGGTTCATAACATAGACATCTATCCAACTTTTTGTCTTACCGCGTATAAGGTTTGGATAGTAAGACTTGAGCATATTGGCAGTGTTCTCAGCCTGTTTGTTAGGCTCGTAATCCTTGATGCCGCCGTCTTCATCTTGTATTTCCGTCATACCTGCTGGCTGTATATAGAAAGACCAGTTGTCAGGCTTCACAAGCATCCTTGCTTGTTCTTGAGGGATGTGGTCAGGGATAGGCACTTCACCAGACATGATGGGCCACCAATGGTCTTCTTCGGGAGCGTTTGTATCCGCAATGACTCCTGACCACGATGGCCCACCTTCGCGCATGGAAGGGAAGCGACCCACACGCATTGTACAAGCATCGATAATAGACTTAGGCACTTCTCTGGCTTCGTTAATCCAGATGCCAGTTAATTCAAGCGACAGTAGTTTCTTAACATCTTCCGGCCTATCAAGCGCAAGAAAGATAACTTCCAACTCCAAGTCCGCTTGGCGAACAAAATGCGTGTAAGGAACTGACCACATGAACTTGCCCCACTGGTCTTCGGGAAACCAGTCAAGCCACGTTTTGATTGTGGTTGTCCGCAGTTGCGGGTTGGTGTTTCTGATAATCGCCCAACGACTACGCCGAATACCATCCTTGTTCTTCTTCTGCATCAAGGCTCTGCGAAAGACCTCTACGCAACAAGCAACAGACTTGCCAGAACCTACTGGCCCTCTGATGCCGCGAAAGAACGTGTCGTCTTTCATAAATGCTTTAAGGACAGCACCGTCTGGTTTGTACTTAAAGTTGGTCAACCTGTTTGTCTTTCCCAAACCGAATCATGCGTTCTACAACCTCTGGGCCAATAGAGGCTATAACCTTATCCGCTTCTCGGTCTGTACAAAATTCTTCTGGGTGGTGAACAAGGTGGACTTTCTTCACCACTCTGCGAAGTATGTCACGTTCTTCTGGCTTCAACATATGCAAGAAACTCATCTGTACTTCGCGGCCTTTTCAGCAATCTTCTTGGGTTGCTTGCTAAACTGCTTGCCTTTACGCAGAGCCGCCCTCTTTGCTTTGGTTGTTCTAGCGTATTCTTCACTAGACATAGCCTTTATCGCGGCCTCTGGCAAGTAACGCTCACCAGTAGCCTTAGAGCCATGTGTACTAGGTTTGCCTGACTTAGTGCGCCACTTCTGGCGAGTCCATGCGCGTAAAGACTTCTGAGGGGCTTTCACGATGTATAGCCTCCGCCAGCTTTCTTATAGAGCAGGGCTAGTCTTTGCGCTTTTCTTGCTGACCACTGACCGCTTTTTCCGCCCTTTGCTTCCGCCTTTACTTTGTTGAACAGGCGTTTCCTCAACGCTGGCTTCGTGTAATTGCCCGCTTCGTTCACCGCCATCTTTAACCTCCACTAGTCGCTTAGAGTCTTTGGTGTAAGTTGCACCAGAAAGAATACGTCCGTCTGGTGTTCTAATAGTCGGCCCGTCATACGGTGTGCCATCCCGAAACTGATACTTAGGCATTAGACTTACTTTTCATAATCTTTTTCTGTAAAGCAGGTGGTAATGTCTTCTGCTTTGCTGACAGCAATGACTTGGCTTTCTTTGCGGCCTTCTTGCCAGCAGGTGTGTATGGATACTTCTTTCCAGCTACGTTAGGCATTTTGCTTCTTCCTTTTCTTTTGCGCTTGGTATCTTGCCAATAGTCTGCGACCTTTGGCTACTGCACTAGCCTTGTCACCAGAGTGACCCCATGCGACCAGTGATTTCTTCAACCTCGTAGGACGCCCCTTCTCGTCCTTCAGTGGGCCTCTGGCTGACCCCATCCGCGTTAAGAAAGAACCCTTTCTTCTCAGCTTCTCTGGCGTGTCTGCCCCACCTTTCACTGGCGGCTTCAGATTGCCCTTCTTCCCAGACTTGGTTCTGTAAGAGTCGCGACCCTTCTGGTTCAGACCGCCCTTCGGATTCTGACCCGCTTTTCTTGTCCATGCTGGTGATGTACTCATGCTATATTACTCATATCCATGCCGCCATAATTGCTAGTAGGCGTACTCGCCTTCATAGTGCCGCCAGCAATAGTCACGCCAGCACCAGTGTTATTCTCATCCCCAAAGTTCACCAAAGACTTTGATTTGTTCTTCGCCGCCTTGCGCCGCTTGTTCTCAGCCTTCTGAGCATCGCTCAAAGGATAGTTGCTAACAATAGGGTCTTCACTAGTGTCACGATAACTAGTGCTTGCAACAGGAGCAGATGGGGAAGTCGATACACACATTAAACGAACCTCTGGCTAAAAAAATATTTTCTCAGTTTCATCGAGCCTTTTTTAACTATCATGTGAGTGGGGGACACCTTGCAAGATACTATGACTAGTTTTTGACCCCACCCCCGTCAGCCTAAATCTATACTAACCTTAATCTCGCCAGCAACTAAGTGCTGTGATTTATCGACAGGCTTGAACCCTGCTCTGTCTAGTATGTCCTTACTTGCCTCTAACTGTACATACTCACTCTTAGCACCACGAGCCAAGCTCAGCAGTTTACCAGCCGCAACGGTAGCATTTAGCCCGAGACTCTCCGTCACGCTCTGCATCATGTACGCTTGGACATGAGGAAGCCGCAAAGCCTTACTGGCACTCACTCTCCCGCTTTCTCCTTCAGCGTATCCAGCGGCACTCGCGGCTTCTTTGATGCTACAACCTGTCGCTACGAGCGTATCCACAAGAGCCATCTGTTTGTCAGTCAGTTTCACTACATTTGTCATGTCTTTACCTCAATAACCCCCCCTTGTGTTCCCCCCCTTTATCCACTCTCTGCGACCACCTTGTCAACGCACAATTCAGACACTAGACACGCACGAAGCACAAGGGATTGGGCAATGTAGTCCGCCGCCTCACGCCCTGCTTGTCACAGTTTGCGTTGTTTACTCTTTGTCAGTCACCTTCGTTGAGGAGACGCCCTGCGCCTCACCAAACCCTTCATCTGAATCACAGTCTGCCATGAGCATCAAACTGCTTCCGTCTTGTAGAGTCAGCCTCGCTGGGCGAGTCTGGCTGTTTAATTGAGTCGAGCAAGGCTCGACATGGCAACGTTCGTGAAGCTGTTTGACACTCCTGTCAGCCGGTGATTTCAGTGGCGGGTATATGGTGAGGGCAGTTCCTCACCGTCAACAAAGGAGAACTAAAATGACAAAGAAAGTAAACAACACAAACGGTTTCGCACAGGACATGATTCGTCTGACTACATTGACCAATCGGGTTCACAAATCACAAGTCAGTTACTTCACTGAAATGTTCAAGAACAATGCAGTGTATAACATCAACAAAAAGGAAACACAGATTCAAGTCTGGGAAGACGAAAAGCTGAATCTGTATATCGACCACAAAGAAAATGGTGTTGTGCTTGACAGAGACCGCATCCTTCAAATCGATAAGGACATCGCTTGGTATCAGGCTAACATCGAAGTAGCTGAAATCATCAGAGATTACTTCCAAACAGCATCCGAGCAAATGTTCCCAGAAGAACATCAGAAGTCACAGGATGTTGACGATAGCATCTCAAAGCTTGAAGCCGCATACAAGGCTAAACAAGCCGCATCATAATCCTCCCAAAGAGCCTCGGTGCTTCGGCATCGGGGCTTTTTCTTTGGCTATCATCCCCGCCCCACAGGGGGAACACATCACGGCTGAGTGCTTGTCGCCCAGCTACAACAAACATCCATTGAAAATGAAAGTCTAAGGTTGCACTCTGCAACTAAACATTATATACTGCAAGTATGCAGTAGGAGGAAAACAATGAAAGCAATATCAAATATCTTTATTGGTTCTGGTTTAACAGCAGTCATCATTGCATCAATGATGGTTGACGAAACCTACGCACCAATGACCAACGATGAGTTCATGGTTCAGATTGCACTCATCATCTTCGGCATGGGCTTCGCATTTATCGGAGCAATCATGCGTTCAATGTCAGAATAAGGAGAACTACTATGAATGACATGACACCAATGCAACCTACTAAAACATTAGAACACGAATGGTCTTTCCCTGTAGATACATATGATTTGCAAGCAAGAACATATGACTACAGACCAGACATTGAAGTGCCACCCAACATGGCTCGTGCTATTGTACGCACAGATACAAATGATGTACTCGGTGTTCACGGTTCTAAATACAAAGCAATACTGCATGATGATGTAGTCAACTCAGTCTTCGATGCAGTAAACAACTCCGGCATATCAAAAGACTATGAATACAAAGTAGAACTGTTTGAGAATGGCGCAAAGTTACGCGGGACAATCAACTTCAATGACTTGGTTATCGAGCCAAAAGTCGGAGACACAATCCGTTTCCAAGTTTTGTTTTACAATTCTTATGACGGTTCATGGGCGTTTCAACAGCAAGCCAGAGGCTTGCGTCTCTGGTGTCTCAATGGATGCACACACTCAGACACTGTTGCAAACACTTGGGCCAAGCACACAACCCATGTCAACATCGAAGGCTCTGCCGCCAAGATACAATCTGGTCTTGATGCTTTCTTCAATACCAAAGACCAGTACAAAGCATGGATGAGTACGCACGTTAGCGATGAGATGGCAGAACAATTTTTCAAGCACTCAATGTGTCGTGTGCAAAACAAGACATCCACATTCAAGTGGAACGAGCGTCAGCTTGACCAACTTATGTCATGCTGGAACTCTGACTCTCAGTCTTTAGGTAAAAACAAATGGGCATTGTACAATGCTTGCACCTATTGGGCTACACATACCAATGAGTCACGCTCACCTGCTAACACACGCAGGTTGCGTGAAAACCAACTGTCCAAAGTATTCAAGAAATCAAATTGGGAATCAGTCTAGCCAGTATGGAACTGCCACCCCGCTTTGGGTGAGGGTGGCAGATTCCATCCTGTCAATCACAACAAGGAGAACTAAATGTCTTACTCATTTATCAGGCATCTACAAACTATCAATCAAGCACTTGATACTATGTGCAATCATCTTGACTCAGAACAATCTGAGTTTCGTTACAAAGTCAGCATGGCTCGTGACTCTCTGCGCGGTGTTGAAGATACATATCATGAGGTACTCAAGCGTGATGCAGAAGATAGTCATACCTACACCAAGCCAACTGTCGTGGAGAAAAACTGATGTCGCTAATGCAACAAAGACACTTTGAATATCTTGCTGATAATGTCGCCCCTTTGATGGGGTGGCCCAGCCAAATAGTAGAAATGGCTGACCGTTTGTCAGCTACCAATCCTAGATTCAACAAGGAAAAGTTTCTCAAGCGTGCTGTTGACGCATGGGAGAAAGCTAATCCTGTGGAGGCAATCGATGACGAGTTACCGTACTAACTTTGAAGGCAACAAACATTACGAGGAAGTGTATGAGTGTCATAGCTGTGGCAAACAGTATGACTCATACAATCAACTGAACCATCCAAGCGAAGACACTGGTGGCTTCTGCTGGTGCGGCTCTGACCACATAAAAGTTCTTGTTCATAAAACAATTTATCAAGAACTGTGGATTGATGATTCCGCATCAACAGATGATGTGCTTGAAACAGCACTGGAACTAGAACGCTGGGAAGTTATCCCGCATACAATCAGAATCAATGGAGGCACTGATGAATGATTTATTTGACACACCTGCATACAAGCTGGTCAGACGCGATGACCCCGCAACAAGTCATGACGCGGCTGAACAGCTAGACGTTGGCAAGATGGAACGTCTTGTCTTGTCTGCAATCAAAGCCTATGGCACTGAAGGTTGTATATCTGATGATGTACTTAACGCATTGTATATGCACAGATACAGTTCCGTCACCGCTAGATACAAAGCACTGAAAGAAAAAAACTTAGTGGTTGTAGATAATCGCAAACGTAAAGCTGAAAGTGGTAGGCAACAGCTAGTCATGTGGGCAAAAGAATTTTATACACCAGAGGAGGCTTGACAATAACTGCACGTTTGCAGATGATGTGTTCATGCTTAGATACATGGACACACTCATCACTAAATCAACGCAAGCAAACGTCAATCTCAAAGAGGCTTTTGTTTATGCTGGCGTTCCAGACTCCACCTTTTATAGAGCAAAGATGGGGGCTGAACTTAGGTATAGCACAGCCAATAAAGTAGAGCAGGCTATTGAAAAACTTTCAGCACTACAAGACAGAGACACCAGTGACTGACACCTATCAGTCAATTATAAATGAACTGGTGGCTCACAGAGAAAGGCAAAAAATATCACAAGAAGAACTGGCGCATCGTATCGGGTGCGCCAAATCTTTAATACACAAATGGGAACAGTACAAACGAGTGCCATCTGGTTTCTTGTTTAGCTGTTGGCTAGACGCACTTGGCTTACAAATCAAAATCCATAAGAAAAAAACTCAAAGATAACAGAGGCTTGCCAGCCAAGTGTGATTCTTGTGAACAAACAAAGCTATGGTTTTCTTGTGTGCTTCGCTCAATAGAACCAGCTACTTACTACATCATATGCGTTGATTGCATGGAACGAGGGAGGGATTGGTGGCTTCAAAGAGTCGCAACAAAGGAAACTATCACGAGCGAAAAATCACAGAGTGGCTCAAAGAAATCGGCTTCAAGGCCAAGAGGCAACCGCTATCTGGGTCGTTGGGAGGAGAGTATTCGGGCGACATTGTCTGGGAAATCGGAGGACATAGACTGGTGACGGAAGTTAAATACCGTGACAAGTCTGGGTTTCCCAATCCGTTCACTGTTATGCGTGATGCTTTGATTTATAAACGTAGGACAGGTGAGCCAAAAACAATTATAATGTTTGATGCTGATGTGTTTGAAAAACATATAGCACCATTACTCAAGGAGAACTGCAATGTCATTTCTACTGATGGCGAGGGCAATCAAAGCTGATATACCTGATTGCTATGCCAAGTGGTTGCTGGTTGTACTAGCAGACCACGCTAACGAGGAGACAGGCCAGTGCTGGCCTAGTCTGGAACGTCTAGCTGAACGCACACAAATGAACAAAGCAACTGTAGCTAGGAAACTAAACTGGCTAGAGGAGCATGGTCTTGTAGTTAGAGAACGCGGAAACAGCAGACGCTCAACGCTATATACCATCTTCCCGACTGTCGCAGAGAGCGACAGCACTGTCGCACAGTGCGACACTAACCTATCAATAACCAGTAATAACAATAAAGTTGTAAGGCGCAGACAAGTTCCTGATGATTGGATGCCATCTGATGACCTTCGCTTTTCTATAGATACAATTATGAAACAGGAGTTTGACCATGACTTTGAAGGCAATCAGTTCCGTGACCACCATCAATCCAAAGGCACAACCTTCCTCAACATCGACAAAGCCTACCGAAACTGGATACGCAATTCAGTTAAGTTCGGAACAGCGAAAACAATCGGCGGCTCGTCTGTTGGAAATAAACGACCCGCTAGTGGTGGACAAAAGACTAGTTACTTCGGTCGAATCAATACTCGGCTACAAAGTCAATGAAATATCACGCACTAGATTTACAGACCACGGCGCCGATATCATGGTATCTGGCTTCAAAGTAGAGGCGGATACAGTAGAGCAAGTCGAGCAAGCAATCAGGGCTGTGCTGTCTTCTATGGCCCCGCTTGGGGTGGAGGCCATAGAAAGCCAGCTTGCCCTGTTAGCAACGCTGGTGGTCAAACCTACTGGCGAGACACCAGAAGACCACTCACTGCGCATGAGAAGCCTAGCAATGCAGTTATCAGATTATCCAGCAGACATTGTGCAACGTGCAATCAAACGAGTATCTGAGACTGCAAAGTTCTGGCCCTCATATGCTGAGTTTTATGAACACATCGGCTGGCGTGTGCGCAAACGCCAACTGCTGTTAGACGCGCTTGAACGTAAGCGTGTTGACATTACTGCATAGTTGCAGTAAAATAACATATGCAACACATACCATCGTTCTTTGAAGAAAAGGCGAGTTGCATTATCGGCGGAGTGTTTGACCTCTTTTCGTTGGTCATTCACTCCGCCACTTAAAAGGAGAACTACACATGAACAGACTTGGATTTATTGGCGGCTCTGATATGCGCCGCATTATGGATGGCGATTGGGTATCGCTATGGGAAGAAAAGACAGGGCGTACTGAGTCAGAAGATTTATCTAATCATCTTGCAGTACAGCTTGGCAGTTACACAGAAGACTTTAATCTTCGCTGGTTTCTTAACCATGAACTTGACCCAACACAAGACCAGTTAGAAAAGCAACGTGAGTTTACTTTGAATTGGGAAGGCGTACCATGCAAGGGTACTGTCGATGCTTGCATCTATAACTCACAAGAAATTGTAGAAGCAAAGCATACATATGAACGCAACACTATGGAAGGTTGCCTCAATATGTATATGCCGCAGATACAATTCTATCTATGGATAAGCGTTAAAGACGGTTGCTATCTGTCTGTAATCTTTGGCAATCGCAGATGGGAATCTGTCTACATCAGGAAAGATTGGGATTACATACACAAGATGCAAGTGCATCTAAAAGAGTTCTGGAGGCACGTCACTGAAGACACACGCCCTTTCGGTGATGACCAGATACCGCCTGTATCTATAGACAAGATACAAGTAGATGGCATGACCCGCAGGGATGCATCAAGTGACAATGAGTTTATCAGCAGATGTCATGACTACATAGACCAATCAGTCAATGCTGGATTATTCGAGTCAGCCAAAGCCGACCTCAAGGCTATGGTTGCCGATGACGAGAGGGAAGTATACTGCGACCTTCTCACAATAAAGCGTGACAAGCGTGGCGCGTTACGCATCAATATAAAGGAGAACTAAATGTCCGATAACATGAAGCTATGGAATGCAGTATCTAAATCAGACCCAACGTATCTAAAGAAGGTATCGTTTGGTGCACGTTCATTTACTGCAATCGACCCACAATACCAAGTTCGTTGTGCGACAGAACAGTTCGGGCCAGTTGGTCAGGGCTGGGGTTGGACAAATGAAACACGATTCATCAACCTGTCTGGTGGTGACACTGCTGTAGTTGCAGACGTTTCTATCTGGACTGTTTCACGTGAAAACTCATTCGGCCCATTCTCAGGTTGCCGTACGTTCTACAATGCAAGCAAAGGACGCATTGCAGAAGACGCGCCTAAGATGGCTATCACCGATGGGCTAACAAAAGCATTGTCACATCTTGGCTTCAACGCCGATGTCTTCCTCGGGAAGATGGATGGCAACAAGTATGACGCAGACAGTGGCAAGAAAGAAGGTAAAGGAGGCTGGTAATGTTTATCCGCACATCAACTATCGAAACTAAATTAGAAGAACTTAACCAACGCATTGAGCGTCTGTCATGGATGCTTTCAGAAAACAAACACAACGAAACTGTTGTAATCAGAAAGCCAAAAGGCTCAAGCTTTAACGCAGGTTACAACAAGCAACTCTTAGACATCATAGCTAATCGTTACAAACGGCTAGACCATATTGCCAAAGCTATGAAATGCACAGAGAAGACAGTCATTACATATCTCAAGCTGGCTAGAAAAGACGGTTATGTAATTGACTGCAAAAGAAACAAAGGCCAGCGTCCATCTTACAAGCTAATGAAAGGTGTATCATAAGATGACTGATTACGATAACACAAACAGAGGGGCGGCTTTCCCCCCTTTCCCAGAACAACAGTTAATATTACAGGGCAAGCTAGATATACACGGCAACGAAAATAATGTAGCTTGTATATTACAGCAATCCAAATCAGGCGAGAAACGTATAGAAGTTTACCGCAAGATTGGGGTTCTGTTTGAAAACGATAAGCAGGGTAATGACAAAGCACCAGATTACTCAGGCCCACTCGAAGGAATCTTTGATGGGTTACGCATAGCTGGATGGAAAGGCATGAAAGATAGCAAGCCATACATGACTATGCAGGTATCTGAAAAGCAACAGGCACAGGCACAACCACAGCCTACTGCTCCCGCCAACAATGACTTAGGCGGCGATGACATACCCTTCTAATATAGGCTTGGGTTTTCGGAAGTAGTTCTCCTTTACCAAGCCGAGGCGCACCAGCTTTTCCTCCAACCAACTGGTGCGCCTTTTCTTATGGAGCAACAAATGAAAGTAACAGAAATGAGCGTTGCAGAGTTCAAACAATATCTGCAAAAACTAAATGAAAGAACATTAAATACAAAGCCAGACTTAAACTATGCGCGTGGTCGCAATATGCAAACCACTAACTATAACGCATCTACTAAACGAACTATGCAAAGGAGAAGGACGAAATGAAAATACAAACCAAATCATACAAGTCATCTACCTTTCATGTGTATGTAGAAACAACAGTAGAAAGACGCATGACTGTCAGGGCTATAGATAAAGAAGAAGCTATTGAGTTAGCAACACGCCGCGTCAATGAAAGATGCAAGACGTTTATGCGAAATAAAAACTACAAAGTAGTAGAACATGAAGTTGTAGACACAGTAGAAGTTACGCAATAAGCCCTTTGCGATATTTATTCTTGCGGTCAAACGTCAGCACTTCTTTGCGATTGCCAGATACTTTATAGCTACAATGTATCCAGCCTGTATTACCGCCTTCATAATGCTCAAGAATCAACTGGTCAAAATCTAAATTACCAGCAATCCAGCCAGCAACTTCTAAGTTAGATATACTCGGCACTTCAAAATCAGCCGCCTCATCCTTTGCGTGTTGGCTATTAACTGTACTGCCAATGGCAACACACAACTCTGGACTACGATACCCACTGCTGGGGCTATAAGGTATGCTGTATTGCGTTCTCACTGGTTCTAGTACATTCATACACAAAGCGCGTAATGCCTCTGTATGAGCCTCTGAGGGCGTATTAGGAATGCCCTTGCGCGTGGCAGTCTGACTCTTAGTCAGTTCTTCTAAACTAAAATGCGGAGATAGCTTCATCACTTCTTCCTAAATTTATCCAAACCTTTAAGGCCAAGACCAGCCAGAATAGTTACATACAAAATATTCTGATACCAATCAGGCAAGTCAGCAATAACATCAAAGCCGCGCTTCGCAAGGTCAGGGTCTATCCATGCCATTACACAAGGAGCAAGAACAACTATAGTTATTATCTCGTCTTTCCAACTGCCTTTTGTAGACTCAGCCATGATAAGTTCCCATTTGCTATCATGCTGTGCCGCAGTCTTCATTATCTCAGACTTAGCTTTTTCTTTTTCAACCTTCCCCTCGATGAAGGTTTGGGCAAGACTACCAACTACGCCTAGTAACTGTATCATTTCTTCTCACTCCCCAGCCATACAGCAAACGCACCTGTCATTGCACCACTGACTACGCTAATCATCGCACTCTGCTGTGTAGATAGGTCTTCCAAAGACATACCCCACTCTATCACTCTGATGTACATGAACGTCATTATAAACATCATCAGGCGTGGCAGTATCTTCCAAGCCAAGAAGCGTTCCATTGTTAGTTCCATTATAGCAACCCCTTTAGATGTAATGCCCACCAGACCAGTAACCACAAGCCAACACCTAAACAGATAAGCAGAGTAGCTATAGATAGTATCTCTATGTTTCTCTGTATTCTGCGTTTGCGTTCTATCTCTGCCTGTTGCCTAGCTTTCCTTACGTTAGCTTCTATCCTGAGAAAGTCATTCCATGCTTGTGGATTCTGCGATAAGAACCAGAGCCGTAGTTCTTCTCTCTGCTTCTTAATGTTCTGTGCCGCAACGTATGTGCTTAGTGCTTCCTCAGTTACAGA